GAAAAAAGTGATGGCGCAAACGAAAATCGATTTAGGTAGGCGGGCATCCTAAAATAAAACTTACATTTAGACATCTGTGTGGCGCCATACACCCGGCCTTTTTCCTTTTCCTCAACAAAATCAATGGCTTCCAGACCCCAAAAAGCCGGGTGTCTGTTGCAAAACAGTCTGACATCTGTGACCGGACTTTCTACACCCGTACATATGCCAATAGAATCAACCACTTACAGACCCTGTAAACTATGCGGTAATATAGTACTTTTTGTTTACAGCATGTTTACACGTTTCAAAGTCTTACACCAGTAAGGGTTTCCGGCGTTTTCTGTAAACTTTGGCATATGCGGTACACGGAACATACATCACACATACAAGGCTATGCGGCATAGGAAGCTATGTCATGATGGAATGAATTACCTTGAGGTAATTGATGCGCGGTAAGTTATGCCTCGGAGGAGTGTGGTTTGGGGGCATGATCTTGCTATGAGGAGTCGCGAACGGGGGCATAATATGCCTCGGAGGAGTGTGGTTCGGGGGTATAATTTACCCTTGTGTTATGCGGTAGGGGTTTTAGCTATGCGGTATGTTATGCGGTAGCTATGCGGCAGGATATCTCAGTCATGATATCTATCATAACAGTCACGAAAAAAAATCGGGGTAGGCCGCTAGACGGCCTAGGGTGGCGCGTGACGGGCAAAAGCGCCCTAGGCTAGGGGCATGGCGCAGACACAAAAAAACCCCCCTAAGCCTAAGCCTAGGGGGGTAAAGGTACCTTACGCGTGTAAGGTCTTAGCCATTAACAGCATCCTGATAGGCGCGAATTGCTTTGATCAATTGACCGCGATCATGGGCAAGCCAATCGACTAAACCTTCCGCCGCTTCCGTGTCTGCTAAGGTGTTGCCACCCAAGAGGAAAGCCGCCGCTTTGAGCAAGCTTTCGCCGGACCGGACTTCGCCGCCGTCAAACGCAACAGACTTGGGAGCCGCGACCTTGGGACCGGAAGCTTCACGTTTTGGCGCAACGGCTCGCGCCATATCGGCATACGAGCCGTTTTCTTTGGACCCGTCACACGTGACAAGCTTGTCTTTATAGGCTTCCCATTTTTCGATCGCGCTTTCCTTTGCGTCAGCGGCAGGAGCGTCATGCAGGATTGAATAGGGCACCCGCAAATCGTACCCGCCGTTTTCCGCACCCTTGGACTTGTTCTGACGCAATTGGATATTGGCGCGAATTACTTCCGCTATGTCGTCTGACAAGATATTAGCCGTTATGACAGCCCCAACTAAATTGTAAGCAACAGGCAGAGAACGGCGAAGTCCTGCTTTGATTGCAGGGGTGGCTTTGTCAGATGGGCAAGAGAAGAGCTTGGCCAAGACCGCGTTTGTCATGGCATTCTTCTGAGCGTTTGAGTGCTTATCCCACGCTTCGTTGACCATGTCGTTTAGGTCGAATGAAAGCACCTCTATGACGTCACCCTTCTTGTCGGTGACGTCAGCCTGAAACGACATAACAAGCCATGCCTGACAAAGAACGAATGTCGATAGGACATTGGCGCGTGAAGCCTGTTTGGCGCTTGCAGACCATGCGGTCACGGATTGCGCGGCATAATCCAAGATAGCGACAAAGCCATTGGCAACGGTGATGGTGGTGGTGGTGGTCATTTGAGTATTCCCTAGGTTATGGGCATAAACGCCCGCGCGCGAGACGCAATTCGCCCCGCAAGAAAGAGATTAGACTTATTCTGTTGTCATGTCAACACGTGATAGGTGCCTTACACGTGTGAGGCATGTCATGGATTTTATGCGCAAGGGGAGGGGGGAGTGGGGAGGGGGGGAAGGGGTATGGGACCGGACCATCACATGGACAGGGGCTATCCTTAAGTACTACGTAAACCGCAACCCCTATTTTTTAAGTAGTGTTAACTAGCAAACAGTGTTGCCCTAATTCGCGGACAGTGTTACGTTTACACATGTCAGACGAACATATCACATCCCTAGAACTGCGCCGAGCCACCGCACGAGAAGATTGTGGATGGGTAATCCATAGACACGACATGGAACACACAAGCGAGATGGAGTGCGACTGTGGCCCACTAATACTCACACAAGCTCAGATCAGGGCACATACCCACATATCTCTCCAAGAAGTACTAGATCAACATTACAGGGTTCACTAATGGAAGACCGCGACTATAAGCTACAGGAAATCCTTGAGACCTATAGGCGCGATGGCTCTCTTATACGTGAGAAGTCCCGTGTGCTGGTGGAGACGTGGCTTGATCAAATCTATCCGCGCCTTATTGACCCTGACATGCCTACCTCTGGTCTGCTGGATATTGGTAAAGTACTAATCGAACTCGGCGACCTAAAACCCAAGAACTCCGTAGCACAACAAACATCCGGCCCCGGCTTTAGTATTACAATCAACGTGCCCTCGCATACAGGTGCACCCATCACGGTTATAGATGGCACGGCTACAGTGGCTGAGGAGAATAATAAACCCCCAGAGCTTGAAGACTTGGATGAATTGTCCGCGATGCCAGAGCACATTGGCATAAAAGTTCCTGACTTTGATCTGAACGATGACCTGATGGGGCCACAGCTAGAGGAAGACGATGAGTAACCTCACCTACAACCCGCCAGTTTCAGTAACCCCATTCCTTACAAGCGAAGACTTCATTTCACTGATCATCGGACCTGTCGGCTCGACGAAGACGACAGCAAGTCTTATGAAGATAGCTTATCATGCCAGCAAGATGGCTAAGTCGCGTGATGGTGTTAGGCGAAGTCGTGCTATAGTAATTCGTAACACCCGTGAGCAGCTTCGAGATACGACTATTCCAGACTTCATGAAGTGGTACCCAGATGGGATCGCTGGCAGTTATTTGAAGACGGAGTACAAGTATACACTCAAGTTTGACGACGTGGAGTGCGAGGTACTGTTCAGGGGATTGGATGATGCTAACGACGTTCGTCGTCTACTCTCTTTACAGGCTAGTTTCGGGGTTCTTGACGAGTTCCGGGAAATCAACCCCCAAATCTTCGAAGCCCTGCAAGGACGACTAGGTCGTTATCCAGACGGTATGCTGGTACCGCATCGCCCTGAGTGGGGTGTGGACAAGAAAGGCAACCCGATACAAGGTTGTGTTACAGACGATGGCAAGTCAAACGCACACTTGTGGGGCGCTACCAACCCACCAGACATGGATACGTTCTGGGAGAAGTTCATAAGTGAGCCTCCTGCTAACGCCAGTATTACGATACAACCTAGCGGACTGTCCCCGGATGCTGACTGGGTTAAGTATCTGCCGTCTGATTACTACGATAACCTCGCTGAAGGTAAGGCTGAGGACTGGATAGACGTGTATATACACGCCAAATTCGGCAAATCGCTGTCCGGAAGGCCCGTTTTTAGCTCCTTTAAGAGCGATTTTCATGTGTCAAAAGAGCCACTTAGACCCATCAGATCAGGTGAAAAACCGCTGATTTTGGGGGTAGATTTCGGTCTTTCGCCCGCTATGACAATCTCACAGATGGATATGCATGGTCGGTTGCTGACGTTTGCGTGTGCTGTGTCTGAGGGCATGGGGATTACGCGGTTTACGCAGGAGAAGATCAAGCCGATACTGGCTGAGCGGTTTCCGGGTCTGCCTGTTATAATCATAGGCGACCCAGCAGGTTCACAGAGGGCGCAGACGGACGAGAAGTCTTGCTTTGATATACTGAAGGCCGAAGGCTTCCGCGTCCTTCCAGCGCGAACTAACAGCATCGTGGCACGTATTGCTGCGGTGGAGAAGTTCCTATCACGTCAGGTTGAAGGCGGAGCAGGTCACTTGATCGATCCAAGCTGCCTAGAGCTGATACGCGCCATGCGCGGGGGCTATCGATACAAGATGCGTAAGACAGGTGAGACGGACGCAACGCCGGAGAAGAACTCACACAGCCACGTAGCAGATGCACATCAGTACGCTTGCTTACACGCAGATGGTGGTGAGATGTTCGGTACTAATATTCAGGTGCAAAAACGAGAAGTTATCCGTGTCAAGTCCGGTGGGTGGACTTAATTGACCTACCAGTTGCGCCATGATAACTTAACATAGCAAACCCTCGGAGGTTACATGAAACCCTTTAATTCCTCGCAAACAGTAAAGCTGACCTCGACCACGTCGTCTCAGACGGTTACTGTGCCTAACGGCTATAACAGCCTGACCATCTACAATGGCGGTGTCTACCCAGTGTATTTTGCATACGGCGCGTCTGTTGCTGTGCCAACCGTCGGTACTTGGGTTAACAGCGTGATTTCTGTACAGCCCGCTACGACTCAAGTGTTTGCCAACATGCCTGTCGGCGGCACCATGGCTTACATTGCGGAAACTGCTGGCGGCACCGTGATTTTGGCTGTTGGTGAGGGTATCTAAATGATTCGTAGTCGGCAGCGTCCTCGCGTAGGCGGTGGTAGTGGGTTAGGTATTGCCCCATCTCTGCTGCTCGACTTCTTACCGTCTGGGTCTCTAGATAACCGAGTTACATTTTCTCGCAGCACCAACGCCACGTTGATCAACAGCACTGGCCAGCTTACCTATGCGCCCAGCAACCAAATCCCCAATAGCGAAAGTTTTACGGCAGCAACTTGGGCACCAACAGGCTTGGCAACGACTCCAGTTGTTTCCAATGCCACTGTTGCCCCCAATGGAACAACAACTGCCGACAGTATCGTGGAGGTTACCGGGGGAGCGGCCAGCGACCACAGAATAGATTATTCGGGCCTTGCTGGTAATGCGGGTAAATATGCGGCTTCAGTATATTTAAAAGCTGGAACGCGAACTTTTGCTCGTTTACAATTCGATGCTACATTAAATGCAGTCTCGTCTAGTGCTGGCGTACAAATAAATTTAAGTGATGGGACGCTTAGTTCTACAACCGTCGTAGGCAATATTACCGCAGCCACGGCAACTTCTGAATCTGTTGATAACGGATGGTATCGGGTTGGATTAATTTTTACAATTTCCCCTGTTTACGTGCTTTCAGGAGGAAGTGTCCGCATATTCCTGATGGAATCGTTAGCTGCTACGCCATCTTATATTGGAAACGGCTCAAACATCTTTGTCTGGGGCGCTCAATTCGGCGCTATGACCTACGAAACCGCACCTCGCACTTACAACAGCACCACGCCTAAAAACCTGCTTGGCTATACCGAAGAATTTAATAATGCGGCTTGGGTAAAATCTCAGGCATATATTCAAACTAATCTAATTTTCCCGTCAGACGGTACAACGTGGTCCGCAACCGGAGCCACTGTAACCGCAACAGCAAACGCCGCAACCAGCCCAGATGGAACAAATAACGCTACAAAAATTATAACTAACGATACGGCAAATGGTGCACACAACTGGTTTAAAACCTTTGCTGGTGCCGTAAGCACAGCATATTGCGGGTCTGTGTATTTGAAGGCTGGCGAATATACTCGCGCTCAAGTTAATTTTGGAAATGCCGGTTTTGCCAGCACCACATATGGCGCTTTGTTTGACTTATCAGCAGGAGAGTTTGTTGTAACAACTGCCGGATCAACCGCCACTATTACGGCGGTCGGAGATGATTGGTATCGTTGCACAGTTACAGGCACCTCAGATGCAGATGGCGGATCATACGTTTTCAGCGTATCACCTAAGCCAGCCTCAGTAACAACTATAGACGCAGCATACACTCCTGCGGCTACAGGATTGGGTATTTACATATACGGCGCACAAGTTGTTCAAGGGGCCACGGCTGGCAATTACCAGCAAACCATAGCGGCAGCAGCAGCAGTTCAGTATGCTGACCCTAATGGCTATCTAAATGCAGATAAACTTGTTGAAAATACTGCAACAAATACACACCAAATAACGCAAACAACAGCATTTGTTTCTGAAACAGTATACACTTGGAGTTTTTTTGTAAAAGCGGCAGAACGCTCAGTGGTTCGTGTTTTATTTCCCTCTGCTGCATTTGGATCAAACTTGACGGCAAATTTTGACATTGCAGTTGGTCAGTGGCGAACTGGATCACCAACACCTTCTGCTGCACTTACACTTTTTTCGCAAGATGTTGGAGATGGTTGGTATAGAATTTCAGCAACCGCAAAAGCTACTGCTTCAGTTTCTAGTACAATTTTGTTGATGTTGGTTGACAGTCCTTCAAACACTGGAAGTTACGCTGGCGACGGCACATCCGGCGTATATATTTGGGGCGCTCAGTTGTCTGACAGCGCGTCACTGAACCCGTATGTCTATAACCCAGCCGCAGCCCTGACTTCTACGGCCTATTACGGCCCACGGTTTGAGTATGATCCGGTAACGCTTGCGCCATTAGGCTTGCTGATTGAAGAAGCGCGAACAAACTTGTTGCTATATTCAGATCAGCTTGATGTTGCAACAACGTGGCCTAGTGCAAACATAGATGTTACTGCAAACGCAATTGTATCCCCAGACGGCACAACAAATGCCGATGCAATTATTGAAAAAACCACTCCAACAGTTTTTCATTATATAAATCAAAGTGTTACAAAAGCCGCGTCAGCTATTCAATATGTAGCGAGTTTTTATGTAAAAAATAAAGGCCGTGACATTATTATAAATATTCAATCCTCAGCGGTTAATGGCGTTGTAGCTAGGATTAATCCGGAAACAGGATACCCTGCATCTGGAATAGCTGCATTTGGCACAGGCTGGACTGCCGGATCGCTTACAACAACATCTGTTGGAGATGGCTGGTATAAGGTTGTAATGGTAGCTACATCTGATACAGCAATCACTGCTCAATTTCAGTGTTCACTTTATAACGTGGCGCTTGCAACCAACATTTATACGGGCGATGGCGTTTCTGGAGTTTACATTTGGGGCGCCCAACTGGAAGCGGGCAGTTTTGCTACGTCCTACATCCCTACCGCAGGCGCATCTGTTACCCGTTCGGCTGATGTTGCCACAATGGTCGGCAATAATTTTTCCAATTGGTACAACCAAACTACTGGAACATTTGCGGCTTCGTTTGATGCATCTGCTAATACCAATGCAACGTATATGTCTGCGTCCAACGGTTCGATTGTGCAAAATTCTATACATATCGACAATGACAGCGGTAACATGCGGGCCGTGTATTATTCTGGGTCGGCGGAAGTAGCTGCGCTTGGCTTAGGCGCAATTGGTACGGCAGGGACGGCAAACAAGATTGCCACGGCTTATGCGGTCAATGATTTTGCGGCATCGCGCAATGGCGGCACGGTAGCTACTGATCCGGATGGCGGCGCTGTACCTGTTGGCCTTACCCAGCTAAACATTGGCGTGGATAATCGCTTGTCGGCGATCTACTACACGTCCAATCACATCAAATCCATCACCTATTACAATTCCCGCCTAGCAAATATTCAACTACAGGCGATAACCACATGATCGACCTTTATCTAAAAGCCACCAGCAAGACCAAAATGGATGCTGCGCTAATAGCATCAGGTTTATTTGCTTATGTTGATAGCGAACTGCGTCCGGTAGATGCAACCGTCTTGCTAGATGTGGTGGGACCCTCGCCTTCTGACAGCACCGAGCGCGGCTATTTCGTCAATCTGCGGCTCATCTATGCAGACGAGCCTCCAGCGGCTCTGGTTGACCTGCAAACGTCTCCTGTAACCCCTTGGCGTGTTTGGGCTTAAGATATGGACAATAGTGTAATTCAGCTTGGCATGGTTCGAGCCGCTCCACTCACTGTAGTGATGGACGAAGAGCGCAAAGCTGCACAAGAAGTTCAGGATCAGCCCATAGTCTCTGGGCTATCTAACCATGTGCGTAAGTGCTGGATGCAAGCGCGTACTGCCAAACAGATGACTGTAGAAGTTCGCATGATTCAAAACATGCGGGCACGTCGCGGTGAGTACGACCCAGAAAAACTATCTCAAATTCGCGAAATGGGCGGCTCTGAAATCTACGCCAACCTTACAAGCGTGAAGTGTCGTTCAGCAGCAAGCTGGCTTCGAGACGTGCTGATGGCTACAGGTAGTGAGCGTCCTTGGACGTTGCGGCCTACGCCTGTTCCCGAGCTGTCGCCAGATATTAACGAGCAGATCGTTATGAAGGTAGCTATGCCCCTTAAGGAGGCAATGCTCCAAGGCCAGCAAGTTCCGCAAGATCAAGTCGTTCAGATGATGAAAGACCTGAAGGAAGAAGCCAAGAACGACATTATGGAGGAAGCTCGCCGCAAGGCAGCACTCATGGCCGACAAGATGGAAGACCAGCTCGTGCAGGGCGGCTTCTTAAAAGCTCTAGACGCGTTCATTGACGATATTACGACTTTCCCTACGGCAGTACTCAAAGGCCCGGTGGTTCGCCGCAAGAAGTCTATGAAGTGGGTTAAGGGCAATAATGGCAAGTACACAGTACAGGCCAAAGAAGGTCTGACCGTTGAGTGGGACCGAGTGTCTCCGTTTAATATTTACCCATCTCCGGCAGCTACACACCCTCAAGAGGGTTATCTCATTGAGAAGCACAGGCTCAGCCGTGAAGACCTCAACGAGATGATTGGCGTTGAAGGCTATAGCGATGCATCGATCCGCATGGTCCTCGAAGATTATGGTCGCGGCGGCTTGCGCGAATGGCTGACTAACGACGTGGCTATCGCTTCGTCTGAGGGTAAGGCTACAACTCAGATCGCACAGAATGTGGACGGCTTGATTGACGCCATTCAGTTCTGGGGACCAGTGCAAGGCCGCGCCCTCATTGAGTGGGGCATGGACGCCAAAGAAATCCCTGATTCCATGAAGGACTACCACGTCGAAGTGTGGTTGGTCGGTAATTACGTGATCAAGGCAGTGCTCAACTACGACCCTCTGAACCGCAAGCCATACTACACGGCTAGCTTTGAGGACGTTCCCGGTAGCTTCTGGGGTAATGCTGTTGCTGACTTGGTACGCGACCCCCAGATCGTGGCAAACGCGGCTGCGCGTTCGATTGTCAACAATATGGGCATCGCCTCTGGGCCACAGGTTGTTGTGAACGTAGACCGCCTAGCTGCGGGCGAGGATATTACACAACTTACGCCTTGGCGCATCTGGCAGGTAAACAACGACCCCACTGGGTCGAATCAGCAGCCCATCACGTTCAACCAGCCAGACTCTCGCATCGGTGAGTTGATGGCTGTGTTCGAGAAGTTCAACGATATGGCTGACGAGTATTCAGGCATACCCAAGTACATGTCTGGCGATAGCGCTGGTGGAGCAGGGCGTACTGCGTCTGGTCTGTCTATGCTCATGGGCAATGCCAACAAGGGCATCAAGCAAGTCATCAGTAATGTCGATATGGGCATATTTACGCCTATGTTGGAGCGGTTGTACGACTGGAACATGGAGTACTCTGACGACCCAGACCTGAAGGGTGACGCACAGATTGTCGCTCGTGGCGCTGCCTCGGTTATGATCAAGGATACCGCCCAGCTTCGTCGTAATGAGTTCTTGGCTGCTACGGCTAACCCCATCGACATGCAGATTGTTGGCGTCGAAGGCCGACATGCTATTCTGCGAGAGACTGCTAAGAATCTAGACATGGACGTGGACAAGGTTGTTCCCACGCTTAGCACTTTCCAGAAGAAGACGGCTGCTGCTCAGATGCTGCAACAACAGCAACAAGGCACACCTCCTGCGGCCCCTACTGGAGAAGGTCAACAACTTCAAAACGGTGCTCCCATCACAGACAATTTTGCCCCATCTCCGCAGTAAATACTTGACAGTTGACGAGTTAATTAGATCGGTGTTAAATACTTACTATGTTCGTGAAACCAACCGTACAGACGCTGCGAAGCATTTATAGCCTGAGCCAGCAATCTGCGTGGAAAGAGATCGACAAACTATTTGAGGAAGAGCTGCAACGCACTCTCCTATTCTTAGCAGAAAGCCGCGACGACGTGGCACTGCGGCAGAATCAGGGGCGGGCACAGTTAATCCGAGAGTTCCTAGACACTGTGAAAAACTCACAAAAGTCGTTGGAAAGGCTAAAGGAAACAACACTTTAGCTTCAACCCCGCCAGCAGACCGTACCCGTGTATTTGGAAACCCAAGAGGACCAAGAAGCGTAGTCGGAGCAGGAGAACAACATGAGTCTACCTAAGCAAGCTCAAGCCCAACTTGAGGAAATTGAACAGTGGGAAAAAGAAGTGGCTGCGGCTAGTTCTCCACCATCGACTCCTCCAGATGGAATTGATCAGCAAGGGCAGCAGCCCGATACGCAGGAACGTCCTGCACAGGCTGAGCCTTCAGAACAAGCCAAGCAACCCGAAGACGAAACTTGGGAGCGCAGGTACAAGACACTTCAAGGCATGTTCAACGCGGAAGTTCCGCGTCTCAAGTCCGAAGTGAAAGACTTAAAGAGTCAGCTTGAAACCTCAATCGCAAGACTAGACCTCGCAAGCCAAGCCAAAGCTGAAAGCCCGTCCGAAAACCATCGGCTGGTGACAGACAAAGACGTAGAAGATTTTGGTGGTGATCTTGTTGACCTTATTAAGAGGCAAGCAACGGAAGTTGCTCAATCCGAACTAAACAAGAAGATCAGTAAGCTAGAAGAAGAGAACGCTCAGTTACAAAGGGAAGTAACAGGTGTTTCCGAACGACAAGGCGAAAATGCTCGTCGAGATTATTTTGTAGAGTTGTCGCGGCTAGTCCCTGACTACGAAGCACTTAATGTTGACCAAGGATTTTTGGATTGGTTGAATGAAGTTGACTTGCTCAGCGGAAATCAACGTCAAGAGTACTTGAACCACGCGTTCAACTCTTTTGATCCTATGCGTACGGCCAACCTGTTCAATACCTACAAAGAATTGATCGGCGCTCCGACAGCTACGCGACAAACCAATAAAAATCTCGAACGTCAAGTTGCGCCCGGTACTTCAAAAGTATCTTCGGCAAGTGCCTCAACTGGCAGCGATAAAGTTTGGTCAATGGGAGACATTGATCGGTTTTACCGAGATGTAGCTAAGGGCAATTACCGTGGTAACGAGTCGGAGCAGGCGCGGATAGAAGCAGATATCGATCTTGCCGTTAATCAAGGACGCCTATCAAAATAGGGTTCAGGACGGCAAGGTCTTAGTTTAACCCACATATATGGAGCTACACTATGGCTATTGCCGTCCAATCCCCCTTCAATACGTCTCCGGCGTATTCGGGTACTTTTATCCCTACCATCTGGTCGGGTAAGCTGAACGCTAAGTTCTATGCCACCACTGTTTTCGGTGAAATCGCCAACACCAACTACGAAGGCGACATCCGTAACATCGGTGACAAGGTTGTGATCAACAACATCCCTTCGATCACCATCAACGACTACACCATCGGTAACACCCTGAGCTACGAAGTCCCTGCGCCGTCCAAGATTGAACTGGACATCTCTAAGGCTAAGTATTTTGGCGTGAACGTCTCTGACGTGCTTGAGTACCAGTCCCAGCCTAAGCTGATGGACATGTTCACCAACGATGCGGCCAAGCAAATGGCCATCAACATCGACACGGACATCCTGAAGCAGTCAATTGACACCACCTTCGGCAACACCCTGTCGGGTGCAGCATCCACCACGGGCGCGGGCATTAACAGCGGTAACTTGGCAGGCGTTCGTTCCTCCTCGTTCCTCCTCGGCGGCGCGGGCGGTACCTACAATGCCTCTACCAACCCCTTCGGTGGCGTTCCCTTGACGCTTTCTTCGTCCAACATCATCACGACCATCACCGCGATGGCTTCGTGCATGGACGAGCAGAACGTCCCTGACTCTGACCGCTTCCTCGTGGTCAGCCCTGCGGTCCGTAACCTGCTCATGGGTTCGAACCTGCAACAAGCCTACCTGACTGGTGACAACCAGTCGATCCTGCGTAACGGCAAGATCGGTACCATTGATCGCTTCACGATCTACGTGTCGAACCTCCTGCCTACCGCAGCCGCTGGCCAGAACTTCAATGGTTCGACCACGGGTACGGGTATCTCGGCTAACGCCGTCGCTCGTAAGTGTATGGTTGCTGGTCAGAAGACTGCCATCACTTTCGCTTCGCAAATCGCGAAGGTCGAAAGCCTGCAAAACCCTAACGACTTCGGTACCTTGGTTCGTGGCCTGAACATCTACGGCTACAAGACCATCAAGCCTGAGTCGCTGGTTATTGCTCAGTACCTCTAAGTTGAGGTATAAGGATGGGGGAGCCATGGCTCCCCCATCATCTTTTTAAGTGGGGCCACGATGGCAGTAACAGCACAGTCTATTATTGACAAAGTACGCACCCAGCTTATCGATCCTTCTGGGGCAACGCCCCGTTGGACTGACGCAGAACTTCTTGAGTGGGTATCTGACGGTCAGCGAGCAGTCGTAGCCTATACCGCTGGCTCCTCAAGTATTACTTACGTACATACATTGGTCGCTGGAACCAAGCAGTTGATCCCTACGAACGGGCATCAGTTGCTAACCGTCGTGCGTAACATCGCATCAGATGGCGTAACCCCTGCTCGTGCTACTCGCATCGTGACAAGGGACATTCTGGATAGCCAGAACCCTTCTTGGCATACCGTAACGGCTACTAGTGTGGTTCAAAACTATATCTTTGACTTGCAAGAGCCAAAAAAGTTCTACGTGTACCCGCCTAACGATGGCACAGGTAAGGTGGAGCTTGTCTACTCGATTATGCCGCAAGACCTTACGTCAACGTCGGACGTGCTGGTTCTACAAGAAATTTATCAGACCGCAGTGTTTGACTACGTCATGTTTAGGGCGCACCAGAAAGACAGCGACTTTGCTGCGGGTCAGGCTATTGCTCAGAATTATCTACAACTGTTCCTAAGCTATGTGACTCAGAACGAGCAGGGTCAGTTGTCAAACAATCCGAACTTGCAGCTAGCGCCGCGTGATCCAGCGACAAGAGGTACTTCCCGATGAGTACGGTATCGTACGATTTGTTTCTGCCAGAGGTCATGCCTTACGTTCACGACACCCCAGAGTTCGTGATGATCAACGCTATCCGCAACGCGGCTATCGAGTTCTGCGACAAGTCGCTGTATTTGCAGTACGAGCACGACCCAATTACGTGTTTACCTAACCAATCTGTTTACGAGTTTGATCTTCCAAACGAAACAACTACCGCTCGTATTATGAGTGCGTGGTATCAAAACCTACCTATGGCGTCTCGTAACGAAGATGAAATGTACAAAATCTTCCCTATGGATTGGCGAACCATGGTGGGTCGCCCACAGTTCTATATTCAGAACAGGCCATCAGAACTAATCATTGCGCCTAGCCCGCAAATCTTAGCTGTTAATGGTTTAGTGATCTTGATGGCCCTTAAGCCTACGCGCTCATCTACAACCATTGACTCAGACATCTACGAGCGGTGGGCTGAGCACATTGCTTTTGGCGCACGGGCACGTCTATACGACACCCCTAACCAACCATACGCTGACCCAATACAAGCAGTTAAGTACCGCACATGGTTTGAGTCCGCCATTGGCGAAGCTAAAATAGACCGCAACCGTGGTCTTAACCGTGCGAGCGTTAGAGTTCGCCCCCCTCGTTTGGTGTAAGGTAATCACATGGCCGATAAAATTAAATTGGTTCAGGGAGATACCCGTCCAGCCATTCAGGTCACACTAACTGACTCGAACACAGGTACTGCTATAAACATCACAGGTGCAACCGTTGTGATGTTTTTTCGTGCGGCAGGTATAAGCGGTATTCTGGATACACTGACCGGAGTGATCACTGACGCAGTAAATGGTAAAGTAGCGTTTAATTGGAATTCAACTACGCTTGCAACTGCTGTAGGTAATTATGAAGGTGAGGTTCAAGTAACTTTTTCGGACGGCGGTATTCAATCAACGTACGCTTTGTTAAAGTTTATTGTTCGGGCTGATTTCTAATGGAGTTTAACGCTACATATGTGTCGGTCCAACCAGATACAACCTATGTTGCAATAGATGCAAGTACGGTGACTAATGTACTTATGGATGCGTCTAATCAAACGTATAATCTTATTACTGCTGAAAATATACTTTTTGGACAGCTTACACAAGATTACTGCAACGTCACTTATTTTGCAGAAAACTACGTACAATTTGTCACATTCAGCCCTTACTAGGTAAACACAATGGTAACGATTGTAACACGCGCTGGCAAAGGTGCCCCTCTAACCAACAATGAGGTGGACGCCAACTTTAACAATTTGAATACCGGCGTTATAGGCGCGGCTACCAACACACTCGGCAATGTTGTTACAGGGTATACAACTGGAAGACTGGTTATTAACCCGTCAAACAACATAAGTCCCGCCGCAGATACAGCCAATAATTTTTGGGTTTATAATACTGCAATCCCTATAAATAATTATGCTGCAACGCGCTTTGATTTTAATTTTACAGGCTCAGGAGGTACGGGTGGGTTTGTATCATCAGGGATTCGAGTTAATTCTACAGCAGCAGCGGGCCGCACAGATTTTGTTTGGGGTATAACATCAATACTCAACAACTCCGCTACTGCTGGGGAAAATGTTGCTGTGTACGGTCAAGCAAACAAGCTAACTGGCGCAGGCCCAACTTGGGGCGGTGTGTTTGAGGCAAGAGATAAATCTAATGCAAGCGACCCTTCAAATGGCCTTGTTGGCATTGAAATTGACGTTTTTGCCAACGGCACAGACAATTATGTAAACCCAACTAACAGTGGCAACCGTGTAGGATTAGATATTGTAGGTGGTAAGGGTGTTTCGGGCGGTGCCCGCGCCGAGATTGCTTATGGAAGCCGGGTATCGTCTTCATCCGATGTTACAGCAGACAGTCTTTTTTATCGGGCATATTCAGTTACCGCCGCTGCTAAGGTTGGGTATGATTGCTCTGAAGCACCTCTTGAAGGTGATCAGATTGCTTTTCGTATGGCCACTAATCAATGGATTAGCTTGGTAGCAACGAATAATCGACTGCTTGGGTACACAACATCAGGTTTGACTTATAAAGTATCAGGAGTAACAACACTTACTTATTCAGACGCTGGAATTTTAAATGTAAATCTCGGCAAGTTTTACATGGATGCTAGCGGTAATGTAAGCGTTAATGGCAGTGTAAGTGTCACAGGTGTTGGCGGCCTAGGTTACGGCACTAACTCAGGCGGTGCAATTACGCAACTCATTAGCCGAACAACGGGCGTTACGCTGAACAAGACCAACGGCGCGATTACCATGTTCTCGGCGGCAGGTTCGGCTACGGCGGCGACCTTCACAGTGACTAACTCCACTGTGGCGGCGACGGATACGATCATCCTATCGGTCAAGTCTTCCACCAATGTTTACCTAGCCTTCATCACGGCTGTCGCGGCAGGCAGCTTCAACATCACCTTCCAAACCACTGGCGGCGTGTCTACTGACGCACCAGTGATTAACTTTGCCGTAATTAAAGCCGTAACTGCGTAGCCATTGATTACGCTTAAAACCTTAACTGTGTAAGCAGGAGATTGTTATGATCGAGCAACTAGTATCTCGCGTTTTTTACACCCGTAACGCAGCGCACCTAGCACACTGGAAGACTAAGTCTTACGCTCAGCATGTGGCACTAGGCGCGTTCTATGATGGTCTGATCGACAACATCGACAACATCGTTGAGGCTTATCAAGGCTTCTACGATCTGATTGCTATGGTCCCACCCAAGCCCGGTGAGATGCTTCCCAAGGATATTATCTTGCATATCTCTGATGAAGCTGATTGGATCAACGAGAACAGAAGTAAAATTGCCGATGGTACACCTGCCATAGAGAACTTGATTGACAATCTCTCTGGCTTATACCTGTCCACGCTCTACAAGTTGCGCAATCTTAGCTAAGCTGATACTTGTAAGATAACATATAGAGGTAATCATGGCCGCAGCTCTCTTTAGCAACAATGCGTCAACTACGTTGACAGCAGACATCACCAACGTGGCTACGAGCTTTAACGTAACGGCAGGGGCTTTGTTTCCTGCGGCTACCACTGGCGGAGATTACTTTTATTGTACATTGGTGGACTCCTCTAACAACATTGAGATCATCAAGGTAACCAACCGATCCACTAACACGTTTACAGTTACACGCGCTCAAGAAGGTACGTCTGCCAGAGCATACACTTCTGCCGCTACCAAAGTAGAGCTTCGCCCAACCGCAGCAGGTTTGAACTCTAAGTTCGATAAAGACGGCGGTACCGTCACAGGCGCTACGACGTTCAGCGCTAACGTCACGCTAGGCGGCTCTACACTTACAATCCCAACCACGCTTACGGTATCGGGCGGCACGGCCAACTACTCAGTCGGGCTTCAGTTAGCAGGTTCGGCTGTACTTACAGCAGCTAGCGCCGCTACCCTCACCAACAAGACCTTCGATACCGCTGGCACAGGTAATGCGTTTACGATCAACGGTAACACCATATCGGCATCGGCAGGTACGGCAACCATCACAGTGCCAAATACCACTGGCACTCTAGCGACCTTGGCTAACACCGAGACGTTCACTAACAAAACCATCACAGCCCTAAAAGCTGCCTCGACGGTCAACGACAAAGATACGTCAGGCACCGCTTACTCTATCGGTTTTAGGGAAGTCCCACAGAACGCCAAGACTTCAGCGTACACCCTCGTGCTTGAGGACAGCGGCAAGCACATTTCGATCACAACGGGCGGGGTCGTTATTCCTGCAAACGGTAGCACATCTCCTCAAGTTTTGTTTCCGATTGGTACAGCGATTGTAATCTACAACAACAGCTCATCCAGCCAAGCCATCACTATTACCACTGATACGCTGTACTTAGCAGGAACAGCTACTACAGGCGCTCGTACGCTGGCGCAGCGAGGCATAGCTACCATCATGAAGGTAGACACGGCTGCTTGGGTTATTACAGGCGCAGGACTCACGTAATGAGCGGCATTGGCATGATGGTGCTAGGCAGTGGTGGTGTAGTTGGCTTGGGTCCGTATTCAGGCAACCTAACTGTTGGCTATTGGCTATCGGGCGGCAGCGTTGATAACTATGGTTTTAGTGGCGTTTTAGGCGGTAGCATTGCACCTACTGCATGGGGCACAAACACCATAAACGGCATATTCTGGAGAATGACGCAGGTTGTAACCTTGTCGGTTGCCAATACGGTTGCGTCTCCAAATTGGACAACGCTTGTGATTGGTGGCGTTAGCTTTACTAGGGCGTCTGCGACGTTTAATGGTACTACGCAATGGCAATGGAGTTCCGTTGTCACAAACCCATTTGGCACGACCGTTGGCGCTATTAAAGCCATAACCATAACGTAATCTGGATTTAAACAATGACCGATCAATCAGTAGAAACCCAGATTGCTTTGCTTCAGGCGGATATGGCGGCGTTGACCAAGGCTGTAACTAAACAATCTAGCGACATCGAAGGTCTTGTGAAGGCTTGGAACACTGCTAATGGGGTTGTGTCATTTATGAAGTGGCTGGCTGGTATTGTGACTGCTGTGACAATCCTGTGGGGCGTATTTAAACTAAAACTTCTTAGTGCGCCTTAACTTGTGGGCATATCCAACACCGCCAAAGGCCGTATGGGTGAGCTGATAGCAGCTACAGCTATCGAGCAGTGTGGGTGGAGTACGATCATTATTCCCATGGACCACATAGACATATTGGCCATGAAAGACGGTACGTTCATACGTGTTCAGGTAAAGGCATCCACCTACAAGATAGAGAAAAACGTTCCGTCGTATAGGTATATGACAGGCACCTCCAGTCACAAGTACCTAGACCCAACGAATATAGATGTGTTGGCTGCTGTGGCGCTGGAATCTAGGCAAGTAATTTTCTACAACGTAAATACACTAACCAAAACTTTACGCATACACCCAGACAAGTTCAACATCGTTGACATTGAGAAGTCCTCGTGGGAAACTGCTGTTAACAAAGTATTGGGCCTTTAGTGTTCCAATGGAGTTGCGTATGTCGTTCGTGCTTGGACCTCGGTCGCTTCAGCGACTACACGGGGTTCATCCTGATCTTGTGAAGGTGGTGGAACATGCCATCAAGAACAGCCCGATTGACTTTATGGTCGTCGAGGGACTGCGTACGCTTGCGCGTCAAAAGGAGCTTGTTGAAGCTGGCGCGTCTAAGACGTTTAATTCACGGCACCTCACTGGTCATGCTGTTGATCTTACTCCTGTGGTTGCGGGCGAAGTTCGCTGGGACTGGCCACTTTACAAAACACTGGCCCCTGTAATTAAGGCGTCAGCAAAAGAACTCGATGTGCCTATCGAGTGGGGCGGTGATTGGATCACGTTTAAAGACGGTCCTCACTGGCAACTTCCGTTCAAGTCGTACAAATAGGAGCTACCATGCTTAAGGGTTACAAGACTTACATTACCGCTGGCGTTGCTATTGTTACCGCAGCCGCAGCGTATCTGGTTGGTGACGCGACGGTGATGGACACCGCTACTCTCGTCTTCAATGCACTGCTTGCGGCGTTCATTCGTCACAGCGTCAAGTAAACAGCAATCTCGGAGCAATAATATGTTTAAGTCGTCTGTGAGTAAGCAACTTAATTCGTCCAAGGAAAACACCAATCCCGGTGGCGAATATCAGCAGGTATCAGCTACGTCTAAGGATGTGCCTTCGACCATCCCTGCCAAGTCTAACCACAAGGACTCGATGATCAACGGTCCCTACGGCGGCAAGAAGCCCGCTTAAGGAGCTAGCTATGATCAGCAAGGCAGTCGTGGACTACTACGCTATGGCATCTACAGGTAAGTGCGAAACACCTATGCCTGTGGACACGCCTAAGTACGGTGAAGTGCCTACCTCTACTGCAACCCCCAAGGTTGCTCCCAACAACATGATGGACGGCCCCTTTGGCGGCAAGCGTCCGGAGTAAGACACATGGCTAAGAAACCTGCGAAGATGATGGCAAAGGCCGCTCTGTTCGAAAAGAAGGACAAGGCTGCTGACAAGAAGATGGGCGTCAAAGAAAACTCCAAGAAGGACATAAAAATGGACTTCAAGGCGATGAAGTCTAAAAAGGGTTACTAGTATGACGAAGACATCCGACGCTCAACTAAGGGCACAAGCAAAGTATCAATCTTCGCCTGAGCAGGTTGAGCGTCGGATGGCACGTAACCGTGCGCGGTACGCCATGATTAAAGCTGGCAAGGTCTCCAAGGGCGACGGTAAAGACGTGGCCCACAAGGATGACAACCCGCACAATAACAATCCGAAGAATCTGGCTGTTCAGTCCAAAACGAAGAACAGGTCGTATCCCCGCACTAAAAGTGGAGCGATGAAGAAATGACTATTAAGTATCGAGGCCATGAGTTTCCGGGCTACAACAAGCCTGTGAACGCACCTGCTGGCGACAGCCATAAAAAAATGGTGCTGGCTAAAAAGGGTGAAGACGTAAAGCTCGTGAAGTTCGGCCTACGTGGCATGGAGGATTTCACTCAGCACCATGACCCAGAACGCCGTAAAAACTATCTTGCACGATCTGGCGGCATCAAGAATAAATCCGGCCAGCTAACTAAAGACGATAAGTTCAGTGCTAATTACTGGGCGAGAAAAGTTCTCTGGTGAGGTCCAAATGCCTGTTCTTAAAGTTATGGGGTTTGACGGTATTATCCCGCGTACCTCACCCACGATGCTTGAGGACTCGCAAGGCCAGCAAGCCGACAACGTAAAGCTATACTCTCGTGAACTGCGTTACTGGAAAGGTGCGCAGCTAGAATCGTACACGCCTGAGAACGGTCTTGCCGTTGGTGGCTCAGCCATTAAGAGCTTGTACAAATACTATTACGGTACAGGTAGCTCGTATCTGTGGTTCGCGTGGACTACAGATATTAACGCTGTCCAAAGCCCGATGGCCGACCTGACCGACTATCGCTTGTACTACACCGATGGCGTGAAACCAAAGAAGACCAACTACACGCTGGCTACAACTGGATCAGGCGCGTACCCCCGCAGCTATCAAAATCTCGGCATCCCTGCCCCCGCAGCCAAGCCTACCTACTCCACTTACACGTTCCCCTTGAGCACCGCTACGGTGCTGGAGAGCGGCAATGGTTATACCGTGGGCGACGTTCTGACTTTGGTTAGCGGCACGTTCAGCGTTGTGGGTAAAGTCACCGTGTCAAGTATATTGGGCACTGCGGCTACAGGGCCTATCGCTGGCGTGAACTTAACCACTCCGGGGACATATACGGTCCTACCCGCCAGCAACTCCACAGTGACGGGCGGCACGGGTTCCGGTGCTAAAATTACAGCGACAGCAGGTACGGCTGAAAGCCGTGTGTATCTGTACACATACCTTAACACGTTTGGGGCAGTGGTAGAGGAAAGCGCTCCCTCACCTGTGGCAGACACGCTTACGGTCTATCCTTCGTCCAACAGCGTCACGTTTCCAGCGGGGGCGTTCGCCGCATTTCCGTCTGGTAGCTATGGGTTCACAGGCATCCGGATATATCGTTCAGTTACAGGCCAGACTACGAACAGCTATCAGCTTGTTACTGAGATCACGACGGCTACCCCTGCCACAGCTACATTCACAGACACTAAGACCGCTGCGCAGTTGGGGAACAACCTCAGCACTCTTGGTTGGTCCACCCCTCCCGACGCGCTACAGGGTCTAATCTCACACCCGTCAGGCGCACTGGCCGGGTTTGTAAACAACACTGTTTACTTTTCTGAGCCGTACTACCCTCATGCTTGGCCGCTAGCATACGCTATCAACGTACCCAACAAGATTATATCCTTGGGTATCTTTGGTACGTCAATTGTTGTGACCACAGATCGCTTTCCGTACATCATCACAGGTTCGTACCCCGGAGGCATGTCAGCCGAGCGGGTGCCTATTCTGGAGCCATGTATCTCCAAGCAATCTACCGTGAGCGATGAGTTTGGTGTTGTGTATGCTAGCCCTAACGGACTGGTGGGTATTGGTCCCGCCATGCGCGGCGTGATTACAAACAACCTGTTCGCCTACAACGAATGGATCAACTATAACCCTGATCTAATTGCAGGGGCTGTAATCAACAACCAGTATTTTGCAACTTACCCAACAACAACGGAAAGTCAAAGGACGCTAGTTTTTAACCGAGCAGATGTTCCTGCGTTGTCTAAGGTAGACATGCCAGCAACTGCTGTGCATGTAGATAGTAAAGGCGGTAATCTTTACTACGTTAATGGCATCAATGGCCGTATCTATAAGTGGGATGCGGATGATCTGAACCCACTAGCTTTTGACTGGTTGTCAAAACGGTTTGTTTTGCCTCAAGCTACTACGTTCTCTGTTCTTAAGCTGGATGCAAACTACGCACAAATCTCAAACGCTAGCGGCAACGCAGCACTGACAGCAGCTATATCTGCTCGTAACCAAGCGCGGTTTAGTAGTGATTTGATCGGCGCAGTTAACGCAGGTCAACCCGGACCAGCCGGGACCAACAACTTCATGGGCACTCTAAACTCGTCGTACTATGACTCTGCGTTGGCTCAGTATCGAGGCATGTTGGTCAACGGCAGTATCCTTGAGGAGCTGCCGACCTCGGCGTCTACCCGCGCAGTGGCTGTGGAAATCTATGGCGACGGCGTACTTAAGACCACGCTCAATATGACATCATTTGATCCCGTGCGTATTCCACCATTCAAGTCTAGAACGGTAGAAGTGTCTGTGCAGGGAAATATTGACGTTCGATCTGTAGCATTAGCCACAACGCAAATAGAGTTGCGTCAATGAGTAACAAACCCGGTATCCCATCCATACCTGTAGTAAGCCAAGAACTACAGACTGTGCTGCAAGCACTCAAAGAAAATATAGAGTTGATTACAGGTGTGCGTGGGGGTAACATAGATACGCTTGCTACTACAGCTAGCCTTAGCGATACCATAACTAAAGTGAACGAGATTATCACTAGGTTGAACGGACGCTGACGATCATGCCTAAGCCAGTCTACAAGGTTGAGTCAGATGCAGAAGCTGCCTTTCAGTTCCTCAACGAGTTTTTCCTTGTCGGTCGTACCGATGACCAAAAAGGGATTGTCTTGCGAAGGGAAGGCGAGGTTATCGCCGCAGTACTATACGTCCAGTACAGCGGTCCCAATGTCTTTATGCATGTGGCAGGTATACCCGGTAGAAAGTGGATCAACCGTGATCTGCTCTACTGGACCTTCCATTACCCCTTCACACAGATGGGCGTATCACGCGTCAGTGGTTGGGTAGAGGCAGATAATGCGGACGCAATTCGCTTCAATGAGCACCTAGGCTTCACAAGAGAAGCCACGCTACAAGGAGCTGGTAGGGGTGGTGTAGATGTCTATATATACAAGATGTTCAAGGAAGATTGTCGTTATGGCTAATCGCACACAGTATGGCAGTAAAGGTGTTAAAAACCAGTACGATCCTCAAATTGGGGTTGCTGCTGCTCAGAACGCTGCTGTGTCTGCAAAAGCTGAGGCATTTGCCGAAGAGTATTACAAGAATACTGTCGCACCTCTAAACGAGAAAATGCAGCAAAGTGCGGACGTGACGGCTGGGAAGCTGAACACGCTGTATGACCTCAACGCTGAGCAGATGCGTTCCGCTGGCGAACGCTACAAGCAGTATGGCATCCCTGCCGAACAAAAATACTACGACATGGCTACCAAGTACTCGGAACCTGAAGAGCAAGAGCGTCAAGCGCAGTTTGCCAAGGGTGATCTGGGCGTAGCTGTACAGAATCAAGAACAAGCTCGGATGCGTCAGTTTGCGGGTTTGGGTATTGACCCGTCTTCCCCTGCTGCGATCTCTGCGGCTACTGATGCAAGTGTGATGAACGCCGCCGCTGAAGCTGGCGCGATGAACCGTTCGCGTGGTGCGGCTCGTGAGCTTGGTATGCGTCTTACCTCAGACGCCGCTAACTTCGGTCGCGGTGGCCAGTCGGGCATCCTCCAGTTTGGCGGGGCTGCTCAAGGTAATGCTCAAGGCTCGTTCGGCACGACTCAAGGCGCTCTCGGCTCTGCGCTTGGCGCGGGTCAGTTTGTCAATCAAGGCTACGGCACGGCTCTACAGGGCTACGGCAATAACTTGAACGCCTATACAAGCCTCGGCAATACAAACATGAACGCAAACGCGGCTCAGACATCTGCCATGTATGGCGCAATCGGTTCAGTTGTTGGGGCTGGCGTCGGCGCGTTTGCGCCCATTCCAAAAAAATAAGGTAAGCACATGGCCGACTTTGGTTCAAATTTTACAGATGCATTTAGTGCTGTTTATGGCGCACGTATAAAAGGTCGCGCTTTAGCGGCTGAAGAAGAACGCGCAAAAAATGCCGAGGCTCGCGCTCAAACTGAGTTTGAATATAACCAAGAACAGCGCAAAAACCAAAAGACCGTACAGCAAGCTATTGCTAGTGCGGGAAACCAAATCAAGCCAGACGCTGATACTAGTGGTGCTATGAGCGAAACTCAGATGCAAAGCCTTCGAGGCTTACCTGCTGCTGCGCCGTCCATGCGAGAACTACAAGCTGGTTTAAAAAACGGTTTTGAAGCGGCCCCAAATCAGGCTGTACCCGCTGGAGGTTTCTATCGTCCCCCAGAAACCTTCGAGGCCCAAAAGCCTTACACCCCTCAAGGTATACCTGCCCCTGCTGCCCCTGCTGCCCCTGCTGCCCCTGCTGCCCCACAAGCCGCGCTTCCCGGTACGGCACCTGTACCTGTACCTGCACCTGAAATGCAACAAGTTGCTGCTCAAACCCCTGCTGCAAACACTGAGCGGTTTACGGGAAAGAACGCTACGGTTCCCGCAGCTAATGCACCCATTCCTTTGTCAGGCCCAGATAAAGAAGGCAATGTAACAACCATTGCTCCAGACGCGCAGGTAGTTTCGGCTGAGCAAGTTAAAAAACTACCTAACCCAGATGACTATGTGCAGACCACGCTAAACGGCAAGAATGTCTATGTGCCAAAAGATAAGGTTACAGTCTTATCCGGTGGCGACCTTGCCGTAGCTCAAGGAAACGCAATCCTTCGCACTGGTTTTGATCCACAACTTGGTCAGACCATGATTGCCAACGGTATGAAAATTCAAGCGGATACTATCGCTGCTACGGCTGATAAGTATCAACGAGCTGTTCTAGCTGCTCAAGCTACAGGTGATCTGGATGGCCTTAAACATGCTTGGAATGAGTTATATCCTTCCGCTGGTAAGGCAGACATTACTGAAAAGGATGGTCAGATAACGGTCAGCCATTACATTCAAACTTCGGATGGCAAGAAAGTGTCTGTAGGCGACCCAGAAGTTTTTAAGTCTGATCAATTACATACGGCAAAAGAAAAGCTGTTTGGAAAATCTATGGCTATGGGTTCTCCCCAAGCCATGCGCGAATATAGCGCTCAACAGTCGCAAGACATTGTGCATGTAGCCACATTAGTTAACCAAAAGCTGCAATATGATTTAGATAAAATACGCACGGACATGGCGGTTAAAACCGGGCAAGCCTCTATTCGAGCTAGTGATGCTGCGGCGGCGGCTTCTAGAGCTGAAGCTAGCGGCGTGTACAATAGAAAACAATACATAGCGGATATTAAAGACTTTAAATCAACTGTTAATAGTCGTGCCAAAGAACTTAGAACAGATAATCCAAGTTTGAGTTTTGCTGATTCTGTTGCTAAAGCCAAGGCTGAAGTATTGCCGGGTATGCCAGCACAATTTCAAGATCAATACGCTCTTGCTGCTGGGGTTGTAGATGTTCCGGGTGGTCCTGCCGCTCCTGCTGCTCCTACAGCAAAACCTCCAAAAGGACCAAGTCCGTTAAATAGAGGTTTGACTGCTCCACTTACAAACCCGTTTACTAATAAGCCTGTGACAGCCCCTACCATGAGCATACCTGCACCTTCTGCGTACCCTATCGGTTAAAACAAGTGTGGTTTGGTAAATCGTGTATGTATTGATTTACCAATCACTTAATTTTGAGTTGGCACAAAATGGCTGATTATAAGTATGTACCTTTACCTGATGGCCGAGTTGGCCGCGCCCCTGTGGGTATGTCAGATCAAGAGGTGTATAAAAGATTTGGCCTAGCGGCTCCGGCATCTGCAACACCTCAAAAACGAGATGCGTTTAGTGCTGGGTTAGAAGCCGCAAAAACAGGGTTAGCCGTAGGGCTTCCTTACGCGCTAAACAAGTTTACAGAAACGCCAAGCACGGTTCAACCCGGAGATGATGAGTACTATCAATCTCGTCTGCGGGAATCTGCTGCCAAGCAAGAGCAACTACTCCCCGGTGGTCCCGCAGGGTTTGGTCAGGGCGCTGGTTTAGGTCAGATCGTAGGTGAAAACCTCGCATACTCCGCCCCTCAGATGGGCGCTCAAGCCTTGGGCGGTGCCGCAGGTTTTGCGTTGGGCGGTCCTGTTGGTGCTGGTCTAGGCACTGGCCTTGTAGGCGCTCCCATGTATGTGGGTTCTAACGTAGACCGTGCCACACAAGGCGGTCAGACTGCGCTTACAGGTGGACAAGCCGCGCGGAGTTTTGGGGCTGCTATCCCACAGGCTGCTGTTGACGTTTTGGGCGCACGGTTCCTTCCCGGTGTTGGCAAGTATCTAGGTGAAGCAGGTTTTACAGGTAACATACTATCTCGTGCGGCCAAGGGTGCGGCTGCTGGTATCGTCACTGAAGGCGGTGGTGAAGCTCTACAACAAGTCGGTGAGCGGTACGCTGCTGGCCTCAACCTAACGGATCAAGAAGCCCTCGGTGAGTATGGCCAAGCTGCTGCTATCGGTGGTTTGCTGGGTGGTGGGTTTGGCGCTATCGGTGGTGTCACTAATACCACGAAGCTAAAAGAACAACGCGCCGCTGCCGCAGAGGCCGCTCTTGCGGCAGGTAAACCTGCTGATCTTTTAAACGCAGGTCAACTCGATCTACAAGGCGGCACTTACAACGAGAAGGTTGGTCCCGCTGCTCGTAAGTCTGTGAACCTAGCGGATAACGTACGCGCCCACCTTAACCTAGGCGAAGACGAGAACGTCGATGAAGTTGTAAAATCGCTTCAAGACCAACGTCGCGCTATTGTGTCTGCTGTACAAGACGCTCAAGCCAAGGGTGACACGGCTTCATTCTACAAGCTCACTGACGCGCTTGCCGCTCATGACAACCAGTACTTTAAATCGTCTGACCCTGACGTTATTGCCCAACGTGCTGATTTAGTTCAAAATGTTGAGGCTGCTCAAACCGCTGCTGCCTCCGCAGAAGGACGTAAGGGCAAACGTGCGGCGGCTAAGCTGGCCAGCGCTAAGGCAGAACTATCGCGCTTTGACCGCACCAAGAACATCTCGCCTGTCCAAGAATATATTAACGCCCAGCAAAGAGAAGCCGCACGGTCTACGCAAACTGACCTGCTGAGTAATGTTGGGCGTACCTCAAACAAGCCTATCAACGAGCAGGTGCCTGAAGGTGCCCAGTATGATTTGTTTGGTGGCCCTGCCGTGGCCCCTGAAGCAACCGAGGGTGAGGTTGTTAGGACAGACGTGGGTGGGCAACTGCCTCTTGAAACAAGCGGGGCTACACCCCTATTTGATCGTCGGCCTACGTCCACGGTCGCGTTAGACTTCACGCCCCGCAACATTGCTAGAAACCTCAGAGGCGCTCAGCCCCTAAAGGGTAACCCTAAAGGCTACACCACTACGCTAGCAGCACGGATGGCTCCGCTATTTCAGTCTGGTGACGTGAAGGGTCTGGCTGAGCTGTTGTCTTCTGAGTTGGAAAAGAAGAGCCAGCTTCCAAGCGTAGACCAGTACCTGCCCATCTTGCGCAGGGCTAAAGCTATGGCCACCGACTTTGCAAATCGTGCAGAGACCGCCAAGCGCGAAGAGATCAACATCCGCGCTCAAGAAGGCATAGCTCGATCCACTGGTGGTACTACGGCTAGCGGTGCGCCTACGATGCAGGATGCTGTGTCGATTGCACGTAACCGCGACCAGAACGCTCAAGCTGCGGCGGGTGAACAGGCTCAAGCTCAACAAACAGCGGCCCAAGAACAAGCTGTCATACAACAAGCACAAGCCAATCAAGCTCAAGCAGCTCAAGTCGCAGAAGACTCTAAGCGTAAACAACTACTAAGTAATATCTTACGCAACCCAGATATAGATAACTACTACAACGCGTTTGAAGAACAGCTTGGTAATTTGGGTATGAACTCATCTGTTAGTGATGATGAGCTAGCTGCAATAAAGGCGGCTAAAAACGCACAAGAACGTCAAGCTGCTGGTCGTGAAGTCTTTACAGCTACCGAAGCTGACGTAATCACTGAAGAATTGCAAAACGCTTTTGACAAGATTGAGGCCACGACTCAAGCCGGGACGGCTGAGCGTGTTATTGCTAAGCGCAATGCCACGATGGAAGCCATCACAAAGGCAGTGGACTTGGTCGGTGCTGCGGAGACAGACGCACTAGAAGCGATTGAGAGGCTCGTGGGTAAGACTTCTTACAAGCAAGCTGAGCAGTCGTGGCAAAAGATGATGGCCGCTAAGGAAGAAGCGTTAAATACTCCTACCGAAGCTACTGCCCAACCTGAAGCCCAAGCTGAAGCCACCGAAGCACCTATAGCCAAAGAAGCTGCGGTTGAGCCTACCGTGGCCGAAGCTGCCCCCACCCCTGCAACACCGGAGACTACCAATGCCGCTCAAGAAGGGGAACAGCCCCAAAGTCGTAAGCGCCAACGTAAAAGAGCTAATGAAGTCGGGACGACCACAGAAGCAAGCAGTAGCAATAGCGCTGAGCCAGTCGCGGAAACAGCCGAAGAAATAGCAGCGCGAGCTGTTGCGGAAATTAAGGCCAACCAAGAAGCCAAAGAAAACTTCTGGCGGGTGGCCGAACTTAAACTTACTGGTCCCGAAGGTCAGGAGCTAAACGCTGTTGTCTTAGATAAGACTAAGAGTCTAGATGACGTAAAGGCCAAGCTCGCAGAAATTGAAAACAGAGGTACAAAAGGTACTACGCAGAAAGCTGCCGAGCCTGCTCCTGCGCGTCGAACATCTATTGAGTCTGAAAAAGTTGCTCTCAGAAAAGATATTACCACAACTGCGCGAAATAAAAAGAATCTCCCTGCTGATCAGGTTCGTACGTTCCTTGACGCCGTGGACAAAGCTACGTCTGTTGCTGACCTTAAGACTATTAAGGCTGACCTAGATGCGCAGGTTGAAAAGAATATTGCAGCTCCTACACCTAAGCCTGTAGTTACGGCTGCTATTAAAAGCGCGGCAGAAAAGATTACTGCGCGTCGTGCTGCTGAAAAAGAACGCATGGCGGGCGCAGCACCTAAAAAAGGCCAGTTCCAAGAACTAGCCGAGAAGCCTGTAACGATTGCAGGTCAGGATCAACCCATCTCACCACGAGTTCTAACAAAATTTCGTCAGGAGCTAGACAAGCTAGGTCTGGCGCATATCGGTGTGCGTGTGCTTCGCCAGTTGGAAGGTCGTACGGAGTATGGCCGCGACATCGGTGGTCACTATAATCAAACCGATCAACTCATCACGGTAGTGCTGCAAGGCAACGGCGAAGGGTTCTATACTCTGTCGCACGAGGCCATTCATGCGTTAGAAGATGCTGGCCTAATCCTTAAAGGTGAAAAGGGCGCTATCCTTAACTGGGCTAAGAATCAGCCTGCCCTTAAGAAGTTTATTGAAGACAAGTATGGTAAGCAGTCTCCCGGCGTAAAGGCTAGTGAGTATGTGGCGGAAGCCTACGCCTTGTGGCTTAAGAACAAGGGTGAGACCCCTACGTATATCGGTAAGGTGTTTGCCAAGGTTACTGATTTCTTAGATGCCATGCGTAACTTCCTTACAGGCAACGGCTTTCAGTCTGCGGACGATGTGTTTAAGTCTATTTACGGCGGAGAGCTTACTAGCCGCAAGATCGGTCAAAGCACTTTAGGTGAAGCGCCTAAAGGTTTCTTCCGTGAGTCCACTGCCTCACAAGAGTATACCAAGGCCAACGACCGCGTCCGTGAATATGTTGGTGGAGCAGGTAATTATGTCGCGGCTGCGATGGTTATTGCCAACAAACTAACCGATATGGCTGTCCGCGCTGGTGTTCCCGCTGCACGTACGATGGAGCGTCTGCTGGCTGATCAGGGCCGCATAACTGCACGTCTTGACCGTAAGATTGAAGACTTGTCTGAGCGTTATGATGGCTTGAAGAACGCTGTTGAAAAAGGTGTCGGTGAGGGTAGCGTCAACAACGTCATTCAGCAAATCCGCTTTGCCAAGAAGTGGGGCTTTGACCCCATGTACAAGGACGCTGACGGTAAGAAAATTACTGTTGACGTTGATCCAGAGCTAAACAAACTGTTTAACAAGTTGTCTCCTGAAGCCCAGCAAGTTGTGAAAGACGTGTTCCAGCTATCGCGTGACAATCTGTATGCCAAAAAAGAAGCTGTCATGCGTACCATTGGGTCTGAGTATGATGCTCTGATCAAGGCTACACGAGACGACTTAAGCAGTGCCACAGGTGACCGCGCCATTAAGCTGGCGCGTGAGGTAAAAAACTTAGAGGCTAAAAAAGCTAGGCAACTGACGCGCTATCAGAGCTTGCTTAAGATTGACCCCAACACACCTTACGCACCTATCAAGCGTTTTGGTGACTTCGTGGTTGTCGGTCGATCCAAGGAGTATGTAGCTGCTGAAGAAAAAGCTGCGCGGGAAAAGACCCCAGAGGCTTACGCCGAACTGCGCAAGATGCAGGAAGACGGCGAGCACTACTACGTGGCCTACGCTGATGACCGTTGGAAAGCCATCTTGCTACGTGACAAGATCGCTCAAGTCTACGATGCGCCTGACATGTTCCGCAAGGATGAGGCTAGCGAAGCGCAAATCGGTGGTAGCGAGATATATGCCGCGTTCCAACGTATGCAGAAGATGATCCAAGAGCAGGGGGACAGTATGGACCCTAAAATGCGTAAGAGCCTAACCGCTCTTGCCACTGACCTGTACCTAAGCACCTTGGCTGAAAGCAGCTCGCGTAAGGCTGAAATGGCTGCACGTCTGGTGCACGGTGGTGACTTCGACATGGTTCGTGGTGCGATTGCTCAGGGTCGTTCAGATGCTCGCTTTATCGGCTCTATCGAGAAGAACGGTGAGATCGCAGATGCGATCACGCAGATGAAGAAGGAAGCCAGAGCTGGCGGTACTAGCACGGACCAAGCCCGTGAGCTGGTAAACCAGATTACTGCACGTCACGCAGCTAACTTGGCTCCCTCACCTCAAAATAAGACCATCGATAAAATCCTTAGCTTCACCACGGCTATGTACTTGACCACGTCGCCTATGTTCTTTGTACAGCAAGCTGTACAGCCCTTCATGGTTTCGGTTCCTGTCGCCGCTGGAAAGCACGGCTATGGCCGAACGATGGATGCCTTGAACAAAGGTTATGATGTTGTGCGTCAAGCGTGGGGTGACGCCGACATTACCAAGCCGCTAGACCTAGATAAGCTCAAGGGCACGATGTGGGCTGTGGCGCAAGTGATCGCGGATAGTAATGCCCTAGATGTCGCCATCGACAAGGACATGGGTAACTGGACCTCCGAAGCAAACGGACCCATCAACTCTGCCATGACTACTGTGAGCAAAAAGCTCGGTGGTTGGACTCGTAAGCTGGAAGCCATCAACCGTCTGTCTACGGGCGTCATGATGTTCGAGCTGGAGATGGGCAAGAAGACGGGTCAGAACGTCGATCCAGAAGCCTACAAATCATACGTGGAAGACTTCAAGAAGACCCATCCAGAGGGCGCGACTGAAGAACATCCGATGCTGTCGGAGCAGCAGTATGTAGCCACGCAAGAAGCCATCCGCCTGATCATGGATACGCACGGTGACTACAGCCTGAAGGCTTCGCCATTGTTCATGCGCTCCGGCGCAGGACGGGTCTTGTCTCAGTTCAAGAAGTTCCAGATCATGCAACTGAGCCTGTATACGCAGGCTATTAACGATGGCTTCTTCGCAAAAGATATCCCTGCTGCTGAAAAAGAAATCGCTCGTCGTACTCTGTTGTATATGACTGGCCATGCTGCACTGTTTGCTGGTGCTCTTGGTCTTCCGGGCGCTGCTGCTGGTGAGTGGTTGTGGGAGTTCATCAACAAGCTCATGGGTCGCCAAGGGCCCTTCACGGCAGAAGGTGACCTGCGTAAGGCAATCGGCAATCCCACGATTGCTAACCTGCTGATCAATGGTGCGCCTACGCTTGCTGGTGTGGACCTATCCGGGTCGCTGGGTCAGGGTAACTTGTTGTCCATCGCGCCATACGCAGACATCCCCAAAGATGAAGACACATATAAAGATGCTATCATTCGCATGGCTGGTCCTGCCATCGGTGGTGTGGGTCTGGACTACGCCAAGGCTCTGGGCTTCATGAATGACGGCCAGTACTACAAGGGCCTTGAGAAGATGATGCCCAAGGGTTTCTCAAATGCCATCAAGGCGTACCGGGAATCTACCGAAGGCGTCACTGACAAAGGCGGCGAAACGACTGTTGGCGCTAAAGATATTGGGATTGGTGCCACGATTGCTACGGCTCTTGGGTTGCGCACTACCGAGGTGTCAAACCGTCAGTATCGTCAAGGCACCGCCATCGAGACCAAGCAGTACTTCCAAGACCAAACGTCCACGATGAAGCGTGAGTACATCAAAGCCTACGACAAAAAAGACGGCGCTAAGATGCAAGAGCTTCGTGTTAAGTGGCTCGACCTGCAAAAGTCTCGTGACGAGAATGGCCTTACACGTCAACCGCTGTCTGACCTGATCCGTGAGCCGATGCGCCTTGCGAAGCGTGAGAAGAACGTCCTAGGTGGGGTGAAGGTTTCCAAGTCCAACCGGGCAATGGCCGCGCAGTTGGCTGAAGAAACAGGCTACGTACCGCCTGAAGAAGAATAAAAAAATAGCCCCACAGCCATCAAAGCTGTGGGGCTAAGTCTAACGACTATTTACTGGCAGAAGCGCTATCGACACCGCCTTGGATGGTGCCTACGATTTTTGCAGAGATAGTCGCGTCCCCCATGCCCGTTCGAACGGCGCTGGGGTTAACCTCCCAAACCTTGACTGGACCGCCAAGGGCTGAGTACTCCTGCGTACCCTTACCAAGGGACATACGCTTAACGTCAGGGCTGGCCCACTTCGCATCGACCAGTGCTTCCTGCATGGCCTTGAGCGAGACACCCTTCTTGTTACACCAGTCCTTAGCCGCACCGACCGAGACGTAGAGTTTCTCAGAGCTGGTGCGATCCCCGATGATCGAGCGTCCGGTAATGACACCCGTTGGGCCACGTCCGACAAGTTCGGCGTGTAGACCTTGAGCGAGATTGCCTTCGCCAACCGTAACCAGAACACCCTTCCAGATGTCGGACAGCATGTCTGCAAACTGCTCTAGTGGCAGGGTCACGGACTGCACGGTGTTACCACGGCTGTGAGCCAGAGCGTCTTCGATCCAAGCCAGCATCTCATCAAAGCTAAACTGAGTTAGCTCTAGCTTATTACAGATAACCACGGCTGTAAGGATGGATGCATGTAGTGCCGCCCAATACCGCTCTTGTTGCAGGATGTTGCAGCGCAAGTTAAACATCTCACGCATATCAAACAGCATCTTGGTAACTTCCTCGCGGTTGTCCACAAGGTAGCGGGCGTACTTCAGACCTGCATGGCCGTAGTTATCGTTAAACACTGCAAAGATTGCGTTCGCATCGTTCGTAGCAATAGGACTACGGGTAGGGATGGTGAACTCAAAAATACGTGCCAACTCGGACTCAGCATTGGCCCTGTGCAGCGACAGCTTTTCTGACAACAAGTTATTGCCGCTTGCTGCGGTGATTGTAGCCCAGTTTGCCGTATCCTTAGCCGATCCATCAGCGTTAAGACGCGACTTGCCCTTACCCGAACTGGCACTAAACACCAGATCAGACGCAAACTTATTCTCACAGTTTGTCAGCTCGTCGATAACGACAGGCAGATGGCACATAGTACCCATGTGATTATAAAGCGCGTTAATCGTGAAGTTATTTTCTTGTAGGTACAACTCCCTGTGCTGGCCCCAAGCAGACAGGCCCACTAGCTGAGCCGTGGTCTTACCGTAACCGGAACCTTCAGAGTGAGCGTATACCGTCACGCCGCCCTTATCCTTAAACAGCGAGAATAGTGGCGCAGCAAAGGATGTCATCATGCAGTACTGTAGGGGTGTGGACCAACTGTTGTTGTAGGCCCGATCAACCGCATCTACCCATGCCTCTAGGCTACCCTTGGGGACTAGGTACTTCGCTAGCGATTGTGCGGACCCACTGACCATGGCTTTCTGATCGCCGCCTAGTGCGACGTAGGTCTGACCCACAACAAGTCCATCATTGTGCCAACCGTACTGTGTTACGGTTGGCGTCTTCTTGTATTCGTCTCGCAGTTTACCAATCCACTCGCCTAGATAAAGCTCCATGCGAGTACGTGCTGCTGCACCCATAACTGCAATCTCATGCTTACCTAACTCAGCCATTATTGACTTATCTCCTCGTGTAATCATGTGAGTATCGACTGTAAATTCTTTTTTATAACCTTGCTCCGTAATCATCCGTAGTCGCATATGGTGGTGTTCACTTTTATCTTCGATGCGAGCTATGGGGTACAAATTCACGTCTGTGATGATTTGTTGCTCGTATGAAACCTCACCTGAATCGGGGTCTACCTTTTTGGTAATGTAGACGAGGTGTTTTTTCTTGCTGCCTGTTACGTGAGCATACATGTAGCCCGGAGGATAGTCCGGAGCAGCGCCGTTTGTGTGTGCCAAGTCTTCTGGGCTTACCTCAATAAGCTGCGTAGCACCCGTTGAAGTCCCAAGAGAGATAGGCGACTTGATCTTGCCGAAGTGGCGGCAAGCCTTACAGATAGTAGGGTTTAGCTGTGAGAATTTGTCACAGGTTGTTGGGCCGTACTGCTTGACCTGAGCGATCTTTATATCGGTTTCACGCTTGTTGTAGTGCGCGTGGCCGTTAGACCATTCATGACTGAGATCGTCTCCTTCGGTGGTGAAGGATGTAATGCCAAGTCCTGCGTACCACTCAGGCTGCGACAAGTTACCTTTTGTGTCTCTCATCTGAGCCACAGCGCCGCACTCTTCAGCAATCTTTTCTGCCGAGGATGGTGCGTATGTAATGCCGCCAGTCAGGTCACTATTGATGTCAGCCATCTGCGACGGACCTGACTGCGTGAACATATCTGCGTCATCGCCTAGGTAGTCTGCGAGGATCACAAGGAAGTCATCAGGGTCAATCTCTTCGCCGCGACTTATTGCCTTAACTTCTTTGGATTTACCGTTCTTGAAGTTGTGTGTGCCAACAGGACGCAGGACGCTGGCTTCGTCTGTGGTGCGTGACCGATCTACGGCAAGGCCGTACCGTTCGCAGGTCGCCTTAAGCAACGTGGCAATCTGCTTCCACTTCTGACGGGACACGTCGTGAGTATAAACCCAGTAGACATGCAAGCCGTAGCCAGAGCTGATAACCAGCGGCTTAGGTAGGGATGTTTCCTTACAGAAATCCATCAGCTCGATATACGCCTCCTTGCGGTTAGCGTAGGTCTCGTTGGGCTTGGACTCTTGTGTGTCGATGTCTAGCCATGAGCAGCGTAGGCTGACCACGTTGTCCTGCTTGCGGCTGCGCTCTTCTCCGAAACCGCCTAGAGCGATGTAGGAGTTTACGTTCTTGGCGTCGATACGCTTGACGGCTTCGGTGGCCCACTCATTGGCACCGCCAAAGAAGTTCTTAAAAACCTTACCGTCAAGCATACCTACGCAGCGCCGTCCCGCATGTGGCAAGACGGTGTTTAGAAATTCTAGAGTATCCATTCCGTTTCCCTCGGAGTAGGACACCGCCGTGTTAGCTAACCTAAGCTAGTCCGCTCGATGTCGGTTGGTCTTGCGTCAGTACGCTGTCAATGATGGCTGTGCGATCTTTACGCTTAACATCAGCGTTGATCGGCAGGTCGCCACTTTCAACTGCCACCGCGATACGGTCAAGCAAATCATTTACGGTATCAGCAAGTAACCTGTGGGGCTTGCGATGACCGTTGAGCCAAAGGCTAACAGTGATTCGGTTGACCTTAAGAAGTCGGGCGACTTCGTGTGGTAGTAATCTGGCAGTGTGTACAATCTCAAACATATAACTAATCCTGTGTAGTGGGTGCCGTCTATCCGTGCTGTCACTGGACTTTCCCAGTCGTCAGGGAAACTTAGTCGTCGATCATGCTGAGTGCATCATCCAAGGATGCATCGGCTTCTTCGAGAACATCTGCAATCTTCTTAGGCTTAGGGGCTTCCTGCTTGATCGGAGCAGGAGCTGCCTTCTTGACTGGAGGCGTATCGAGGAAATCGTCTTCCTCTACAGCCTTAGCCTTGAGCGGCGTACCAGCAATCGCCAGCGGAGCTGCGTCCATAGCCGTGATCTTGCCGACGATGTCGCGGTCAAGCACATCCATAACCACGTTGGCTTCTTCGTCCGACAACCAGCGCAGCGCCTTGAACGCAAACTTCTGATACGCAACGGTGTGATCAAACCCGATCTTGGTGACCAGCGATTGATAAGGAGCCTTGCGACGGTTCAGCATGTCTGCATAACCCACGAGGTCTTTGAGCGAACCTGCGGGGATGCGCAGCAGCATAGGGTTTTCCAGATCATTGATCGGAGCCACGGCCAGACGACGCGAATCAGAGCAGGACTTACCCTTGGCACCGCTCTCAGTAATGCGCGAACCCCATGCGTTATGTGGGCAGATAGCGCAGCTTGCAGACTGTGGAGCCTGAGCGTCACCCGCTGGCGTGATGCTGTCATTTGAGTAGCACGTAGGCTTAGCAGCCGAGCCTTCCTCGTACCCACCAGAATAATAAATCTTGGACAGGTGTGGGTTGGACTTCAGGATAACAACTTCGATGGATGCCTTGGGGTCGCCATCATCGTTCGTGATCAGGGTACGGTTGTCGCCCTGCACGACAGTCCAGACTTTGCCCTTGTAAGAGATGCTAGGGTAGCCCCCGGCACCGACGCCGCCAGACAAATCACTGTTCGCTGCAAGCGAAGCAAAACGGGATGCGACAGACGGAACGTGGTCGCCGCTCATAGTGGTAAGGTTAGACATGCTTATGCTCTCCGCACATTGATGGTAATTTCTTCACGCCAGTTAATCCCCGGTGGGAGATTGCCGTGTTCTTCTTTGTACTGCTCGACGGCTGACTTGCTGACACGCCGCTCTAACATATTCCAAAGCTCGTTCGTCTGGATAAACTCCAGAACATAATCCCAATCGGCCACGGTGGCCGAGTTACGGGTAGACTTGTAAGCCGTACCGCTCTTAGTGCGGACTGACTCCATGCCGTGTGTACTGAAATCTCGTAGCAACTGCCCTTCGATCTTGTCCAAGATGCTATCGATCTGCGCAACTTGGGACTTGTACTCTGTGGACAACTTGGACTTCTCGTCCCTCAGAGCGATATACTTCTCTACTAGTTCTTCCATGATTTACTCCTTGTGTTAGTGTTTACTAATATACACTATAATCAGACGCTGTCAAGCAACAGCCCCTGTAGCGATTGTTTTAGTTTCAGGCGCGTATAGATGCGCCGCTCCACGTCACTAGCCTCGACGTTTACGATCAGTTGGGTGAGTTTCTGACCGGGTCGTGTGATGCGGGCATTGGCCTGTTGATACACCTCGTTTGATGTAACAGGTGCGTACCACACCACGGTAGATGCCGCCGTCAGGGTCAGACCGTGAGACATTGCAGCAGGTTGCGCGACAAGAACTTGAAGCTCTTTGCCATGCTGGAACCTGTGGAAGATATCATCTCGCGCTGCCTTGGACGTATCGCCGCTGATCATAGCGACGGTGAAGTCTTTACTGAGTTGGTCTGCCACATGTCGCAGGACGCCCTTGAACGGAACGAACACGATGGTCTTAGTGCCCGCCTCCTCGATGGCTTCGCGCACGACTGCAATGCGTGGATCGTTAGGCAGGATGATCTCAGTATCATCGGCCCCGTACACCACGCCACAAGCTATCTGCACAAGTTTCTGCATCTTGACGGCTGCATTGACGGCTGTGACTTCCTGCTTCTGGAACTCCATCACCAGCGTAGCCGACATATCCTTGTAGGCTTTCTTCTGCTCAGGGGTCATCTCCACATGGCGGTCAACGTATATGGCGGGTGGCAGGTCTACGCACTCATCACGACTAAACCGGATGGATGGCTGCATGGCTTCCGCCACTACTTCTGTAGCTGTGTCCCTAGGCTCCCACAAAAATGGACCCTTCTGCTTCAACGTCATGTCTTTGAATTTTCCAAAGTAAGGCGGAACATTGTCGGGGCAGATAAGTCTGCACTGCGCCCAAGCATCTGTAGGCATGTTAGGCGTAGGCGTACCTGTAAGGCCCCATGTGTAGGCTCTCGGCTTACAGATGCGGTTCAAGACTTTCCACCGGGTCGTAGCTGCATTGCGGAACGATGCGATCTCATCGACAACAACTAGGTCAATATCGGTCCTATCAATAAGTTCTTGCTCGATGGTTTTGATGCCGTCGTGGTTGATCAGATAAATGTCCACGTCCTCGTTCAGCATCTTGATCCGTCGATCTTTGGACCCGTACAGCACTGCCGTAGTCAGATGCGGGAAGTGGTTGAACACCTCGTCGCACCATGTGCGTTCTAGCGTGGACAATGGTGAGATCACCAGCATCTTACGGATTTGACCCACAGAGCGCAGATAGTCAAAAGCCCAAAGCGTAGAAAGAGTTTTACCTGTGCCCATATCGTTAAGGCAAAAGGACTTAGGGTTCATAGTAAGAAACGCAGCAGTCTCTAGCTGGGCATGAAACGGTTGATACTGCCCTGACCACTTGTAGTAATACTCGATGGGCGACGGCGTGGTGTGCCCGATACTTGTGAGTATTCTAGCTTCCTTGATGCCGTGCGGGACTGCCACCAAATCCTCGTTGTTGTGCGAGAACCTACGTGCTGTGGGTATTAGGGTTGTTATGCGCTCTGGATCAGAGGTTCGTAGCACAATCTTCTGGGTTGCCTTAGAGATCATCATTTCTGCTTGACCTCTTTACATAGGGCAGACCAAGCAGCGTTATGTTCTGTGACTTGTTTTTGTGTGTCTAACGTGTCCAGCTTAGACCAGTAGATCGGCTTGAACGCTGCGCAACTCACGGACTTGCTAGTCCCTACGGAACCCGTCGTCTGGCAAGCTGCCAGACTTGACACGATTGTTAGCAGCAAAAGCGGCTTGCCTAGCTTCGATAGCGGCTGTGATCTCATGTTCGTTCTTCTCCATTTCCTTAACGTGTTCGTCTTGACGCGCTGCGTCTTCGATCTGTTTCCGGTTAAACATCTGTAGCACGGCAACACATACCGTGACTAGCCCCGCTGTAATTTTTAAAATGCTAGACCACATCGTCCCACCCTCGTTCTCTGAATGTAATTTTAACCTGCTCTACATCATCGACAACCATAGCCACAGCACCGTTATCTGCAATGGCTTGCAGGGTTCGATCTTGCAGTTCCGTAGTATTGTTGCGCTTGCCGGGGGCTTTGACCTCGATACCAAAGAACCAACCGTTCACATGTCCGACAATGTCTGGCACTCCGTGAATAGAATAGGCTCCGCCAATAGGCATAAAGAACCAACAATCAGGAACCGTTTTCAAGTATACCTTTATCTTAGCCTTGACTTTGCTTTCCGGCGTCATTGCCATGTTTTTGTCCTCGTGGTACTTGTACTGGTTGGCGGCATGTGCCGCATTATTGTGGAGTAATTCTCATGTCTGTCTCTACCTACGTCCCCGGCAATACCAACTATGAAATTGTTACTGCCCTTACTGCTCAGCAGTCGGTTACTGACAACATCACTGCGTCTACTACTAACACGCAAGCAGGTGCTCTTGCGCTGACCTCTACCTTTAACAACGTGACGACCGTTGCCGTTGCCGCTAACACCGTCAAGCTGCCTCTAGCTGTTGCAGGTTTGTGGGTTGCTATCCGTAATGGTGGTGCTAACTCCATGCAAGTTTACGGTGATGGTACCGACACCATCAACGCCGTGGCAACTGCTACGGGTGTGGCTCAAGCTGCTGCCACCTCGGCTTTGTACTTCTGCACCACCCCGGCTCCTGCTGGTAAGTGGTTCCGCGTACTTAGCGCCTAAAGCCTATGACCCCGGAGCTTCGGCTCCGGGGTTTCTTTTAGAAGTTTGTACCTGTCTTAGTTTGCGCCGCACGCGGTGCAGCATCTCCAGACCTGTTACCCTTATCGCCACCGTCTTCGAGGTATGGGTTGTCTGTTGAGTATGCCCAACTCCGACGATGTTCTCTGTACGCTGCTTGCTTGGTCTCAGCGTCAGCTTTAAAAATCTCTAGCTCTTGTTCGGTCATACGCCACAGTGATCACAAAGTGCCTTGCCTACCGGGCACCATGCCCGACACAGCCCTGATGGTCTTGCAGGAAACTTCTCTTCCTCGATGGCATGTTCCAAACGTGCGACCCTTGGCGCAAACTCTTGCCAGATTGCTGGAATGTCATCGCGTGTAAACTTCTCGGCAGTAACTGTACCCGTCTTAAGCCACACGAAGGCGTTGATAACCTCGTTGACGTAAGGCTTGAGATGCATGGTCATTGCCGCTGTCAGCTTGAGCTGGCTCGACTCAGGCGTAGGCTTGCCTGTCTTCCAGTCCCCGATAAACACCTTGTCTTTAGTACCGATGGTAAAGTCGGTAATGCCGCGCACCCAGACATCCTTAGCGAACCACGTAGTTCCCTTGAACGAGGCCGTGAGTGCCATCTTAGTTTCGGCTTCTAGCTTCTTGCCCTTAGCCTTGTTGGCCACAGTCGTAGCAATAGCCTCAAACTGTTGCATGTTTTCAGGCAATGGCTTGTTCTTGACCAGACGATGTTCCAAGGCCGTGTGTACCTCGTTACCCCACTTCATAGCTTCAGACTGAGGCTCGTAAGCCTGCTTGCTGATCTTGGTAAGATAGTACCGCTTGGGGCACGTCTCGAACGCAGTGAGGGATGAGTAAGACCATGTAACAGGTTTAGTCATTTGATGCCTTTCGTTTGGCAAGTTCGCGCTGGATGTACCAGACAGCTTTTTCAAGGTCTTCGATGGCGTCATGCTTTAGATCGGCTCGCCATATGTACTTGATGGCATTGCCTAAACAAAACCCCATGTGCTCTGTTATCTGGATACATTCTACGCCGGAAGGATGCGCTGTGTAATGTGGTGGGTGATTTATTACGTCAGCCATGGGCGCTCCTTATGGTGTTATGTATACCCTCTAACAGTGTAAAGTCAATCTCGCTTGCGGTAGGTGGCCATGTACGAACGCATGTAGTTCCTACGCTCTTGCAGCTTTGTGTCTCGACGCTCTTTTAGTTTTTGACGGTATGCTGCCTTACGCTTCCGGTTGATCTGGTTGCGCAATATCTTCCAAGCATCAGGGTCAAGGGCTATCCTAGAAATGGGATATAGAACTTCTGGTAACTCATTATCACGCTTGAGCCTGTGCAACCACATCACCTTGGTCGATATCTCCTTCCACTGGTTTCCGGAAATATCGATTAGGTGCTGCTCAACTTTATCAAGGTCACTCATCAAAACTAAACCTATCCACTCCACAGCCGCAGTAGATATTATACTTGCTAGCAATCTCAACGGCTTGTTCTGCTGTCGCTCCCATAGCCATAGCACCTAGTGCTAGATCACCGCCTTGTCCCTCTGCCCAGAACTCATCCTTGACTATGATGGGGTAGGGCGAGTCTTCAAACTTCACAACGTGCCCAGACTTATAAACCACGTACACTATGGGAATACCGCTGTCTGTCTCCAAATCTTGCGGAAACGAGATGGGGTTCATACCGCTTAGTAACCAGTTGTACAGCCTCACTGTTGATGCGTGAGAACCGATTAGCCCAAACAGCCTGTCATCGACTTTAAAGATTTTAACGGATGTGGTTATGCTTCCGCCGCAGGTTGCTTGCCTGTCTGCTGCTAGTGTCTTGCCGTCCCATGCTATGACGCTCATTCCAAATGATCCCCTGCTTCGATGTACATGGCAATTTCTCGTGCCGCACTATGGTCAAGATAAAAGTCTGACATTTCCTTACGATCCCGCAGCCAAGCCACGATCAAATGGCGCTCCAGTGCCCTGCCCTGCGTGACGCCTGTTTTATGCGCCACCAGCGGCACACTGTCTGCAGATGTGTAATTGCTCATTTCAAATGCTCCCCTGCTTCGATTGCATCAGCGGCAGTAAATTGGCAACGATGATCCATAGGCTTGCGTAACCAAGCCACGATCTTGGCCCGCTCGTCGCGAGCGTCAAAGTTAGGCCCTTCATTACATTTAAAGCAATTTGGGACGTATGGCGCATATACGCACTGGCATTTGGGACATATCCAGCCTCTGTTGGTCATTTCAGATGCCCTCCTGCTTTGATTAAATCTCCTGCAGTAATCGTCGATCATTTACTCTCTCCACATTTGAACTAATAAAAAACAAAGCTTGTACAAACAAACTAGAGCGGCGAATATCAAAACCCCTATGACAAATTTTGTCATATAAATCATCGCCCACAAAAACCCAAAGAAAAACAAAACAAACCCCGCCATAAGGCTAATCGCGTAAATATGGTTTTTCATTTCAGATGCTCCTTTCTGTTACTCTCGATGACTGCCTGTTGATCTTCGCGCATGATTGCTTCCAGCGCCGTGTGATTAAATACGCATCCGTTGGTAAGCGACCTAGTGAAATTGGTCCCTTTCAGATTGCAATCCGAAAAGTCTGAACCCCAACAATCCGTCGGCATGTACGCACCGCTAAAATCTAAACCTTTTAGATCGCGATTATAGAACACTATGCCGCCCAGATTCTGACCTGCCAGCGATTTCCGGGCTTTAATTGCGGCCTCGGTCCTGTCCTTCAAACCTATGCGTTCTGCCCACTCAACATGTTGGTCCAAACAGCGCGGACAAAGCCGAGCATAAGGGTTAAAATAACCAATTTTCCAACACCGCTCACACTTAACTCCCTTTGCTCGGCCTGCTGAAATAAATGTATGTTTTGCCTTAATCATTTCAGATGCTCCCCTGCTTCGATTTCGTCGGCTGCCCATCTTAATTCTGCGGAAATAGCCACAACATCCTCGCCGTGTGAATTTTTCTCGATCCACCTCGCCCGCCCGAGCAGCCACTCCGCAACTAAATATCGCTCAACACCAATGGCGTCCGCTATTTCGTTTATCATTTCAGATGCTCCCCTACAGTACCCATCGGACAAGCCAGTGGATGGTTTCAACGAATGTAAAAACAGACACGATAGTGACAACCAGTGTGGCCATCAATACGCTAACAATCTCGTCGTACTTGTGCATTACTTTACCTCCTTCAGATCACCCCAGTTCTTGCCCCACTTTGCATCGACGGGGAACGACACAGGCAAGTCTACGCCCCAAGCCTTTTTGTATGGCAGGTTTGACAGTAGATGTTTAATCTTGGGCAGGGCTTCCACTGCGTGTTCGTCTGGTATGATCACAAAGATACCGTCGTGCAGCTCGAAGTAAAACTTGCCCTTAACTTTTTGCAGGTAGTCCTTGAGTACGGCCAAGGCTAGGTACTTCTGATCTGCACCTGTGCCCTGTATGGGGAAGTTAATCGCAGTAGACTCAGCAGACCATGAGAAAGTTTTGCTCCATGTATTACCTTCTCCTAAGTTTATCCTTCTACCAGCAACTGTATCTACATGCCCATCAAGTTTGGCATCTTTGATTTGATTAGACCAATACGTTCCTACCCTTGGATATGTCGTGCGGTAGGTTGCGTGAATAACCTTAGCCTCAATCTCTGTGATGCTCAGTTTGTGCTGAACCCGCGCAACCCGCTTCAGAGTTTTTGCTGATGTGCGATAGCCAAGGCCAAGGTTTGCTACCTTGCCCAACTGACGGATAGCCTTGATCTTTGGGTCTCCAGTCGCGCCACCTGCAAGCATCTGCTCGTATGTTTTCTTGCCGATCTTGCCGCCCATGTATGCGTGAGCGTCTTCGCCGGGTTGGCACTTGTCGATCATGGTGGGGTCACCAGACAGCACAGCCATCCACCGAAACTCCTGACCCGCGAAGTCAAACTCCATCAGAGTATAACCATCTGGTGCTTCAATCAGACGACGAAATGCTGCGTCACGTTTCCACTGGTGCAGGGCTACGCCTGTTTGCTTCTTGTCCTTGCCGCGCAAGATCGACGAGCCGTACGTCATACGTCCTGTGTATGTACCGTTCACCTTGGCGCTAGGTCTGACCCTGCCGTCACCGTTATAGTCCAAGGCTGCTATAGTGTTATCTGCAAACTTGGTACGGTTGCCGTTGGCTTCACGGTATGCGTTCAGCAACCCTGCCCGCTCATCAACCTCGGCCAACTGAGATAGTGCATCCCTGTCGGTAGAGTCCGCGCCCTTGTCGGTTAGCTTGACTGACTTTAGGCCCCAGTCCTCAAACAATAACTTCCGTAGTTTAGTTGGTGACGCAAGAATATCTACGTCAACCGCGCCTCGGTTCTTAATCGCCAGAGTGACCAGAGCTATGTTGGCTTCATCGGTTAGCTTCTTCTGCAAGTCCTTGGCTGCGTCATAGTTCATGACGATACCCTCAACGTGCGACTCCGCGACCATAGGCAGACACGCTGCCTCGATCAGAGCTGCTCGACGCTGCTTCGGATTTAACAAATCCCAAAACTTGTTAGTTAGCCTGAGCGTAAACTCGGCGTCATTAATATTATATACCAGCAGGTCGGCCAGCTTGTCGGGATCGTCCGTATTAAAATCTATGTCCTGCTCATATCCTGCTTCATCAGGATAAAACTCACGGACTGCGGCCTTCAGGCCATAGCTAGACGGAGCCAAGCCTGTCCACTCAGGGCTAGCTGTGAGATGCTTCCACAACAGCATGGCGTCCAGCCACTTACAGGCAAACACTTCCTCACGTAGACCCAGAGCGATCAGCCAAGCGGCATCAAACGCCGCGTTCCATGCGGTGATTACGCGATTATTCACCGCACAATCGACCAGCCACTGACGCAGGGTTTCCACGTCAGGCTTCATGATGCCTTCAGCGCCGTCCTTGTCGGCCATAGCGCACATTGTCAACCACGCCTCACCTGTGCGAGCGCGGAAGGGCTGTAGCCCGTAGCCATCCTCTGTGCCACGGGTTTCAACGTCGAACGATACAATGTTCATTTTGCTGCAAGCGTACTGATGGTTAGGGTGCGAGTAATAACATCGCCTATCTTTTCCATATCTTCTTCAGGCACAAACGCAATTATGGGCTGGTTCTCTTTTGAGTAGCCAGTGCTGTCGGGTGAAGAGAATATGCTGACCTCAAGAATCATGCCGTTAGTGGCCTTGAACAGTCTTACGTGTCCTGTAGCCATAGACATCATACTGGCGGGCCTATGTTGGCTTGACTCTAAAACATCGTCAAGGCCGTCATTGCCGTAGCCTCTACCTGCAAGCACTTCAAAAAATGCTGAACAGGCATCCCATAACTTATTCTTCTTTCGCATAGTCCTGTCTCCTCTAACTGATCCGCCACGCCACCCGTGGCTCAATGGTACGTATCCCCCATGAGGTACGTTACCTTCTTCTCCAGTATCGCAATCCTTATAGCCATCTGCTGGATCACATCGGTACACATCTCCAGCGTATTGATGGCCAACTGAGACGACCTGATCAGCTCGTCCAAAATCTCTTGATCTCGCTCGTTCATGTTAACCTCCTCAATCTCCTAGATCGTTACCGAAATACTCTAGTGTTCGTGTCATGTGCGCAACATCTTTTTTCGCTAATTTGCCGAACGGGCTAGATTTTTCGTACGGCGCTGTCTCCAGCAGCATGATGTGGTAGCGCAGCATCCACCGAACTATCCGCTCCATCTCGCTGTGGCTCAGCTTGTAGGTCGGCTCGTCGCCCACCTTAGTCTTGTGCTCATCAATCATGATTACCTCCTGTTAGTTTATAGTACAGATTAATGTATCCCACGATGGTCGAGTGATCTCGGCTGAGTATCTTAGCAATCGCAGACTTTGTGTACCTGCTTGTACCATGCAGTTTAGCGCAGACTTCCGCCCTTGCTAGCTTAGCTCGGTCAGGGTGGTTGTGCTTGTCCACAAGGTGCTTGCGGGTGACGCCATGCTTGGCAACGATCTCATCCACAATAGCCCATGCTGCTGCGTCGATAGGGCCGTACTTGCGGCTCGGTAAGAACCTTTTCCGAAGGGCTTTGAACTTTAGCTCTTGCTGATAAAGCTTGTCTTCTAGTTCTTGGATTTTTTGTTGGTACTGCTCAACGGTATAGAACGTCATTTTAGTTCCTTAAGATATTACGGAAAGAGCACTGGGGTTTAACGTCGCCCAGCTAGACGGCCAACTCACCCCGGAAAGGAGGGCAGGGCGTTGACTGCTAGCGATATTGCCGCCTCTAAACTAGCTCGGCGGAGCAGGGCAAATGACTCAACCCTACTATTGTGCGATACGTCCTGCGATCTTGTTGATCACGAGAGACGTATTCAATGACGATGTATCGATCTCCAACCTATCTAGCTCTTCCTGCTTTGCGCTACGCTCGACCTTGCGGTGATGGCGCGACAGCAGTTCACTGTCCAACAGTTCCACAAGTTGTGGCCAGCGGTCAAGTGCTTGTTTCAAAGTCGTGCAGTTCTCTAACAGCTTAAGCACCGTGGCTCTAAACTGCCTGCACTCGTCCTCGATCAACGCGGTTAGCCCGCTACATTCTCTGACCCTATCGGCGAAATGTTGTAGGCTTGGGTAGTTGTTGATCTCCAGCATTTTAGACTGGGTGTAGGAAGATGTTGTTGTGTGGTCTTGGACCATAGACGCTAGAACTTTTGTCTCTTTGTCAAAGCCTGCATAACAGTACGGGGCCATACTCATCCCGTTAATACTACGCACCTGCACATGGGTGACAGGCTTCCAGAACATGTTAGGAAGCGTAGGCGCTACGTGGGTTAAGCCGTTCTCGTCCAGCCATGCAGACACTACGCTATCTGCGTAGTTGTTATCGTTTAGGTACTTTTTAGTTGCAGTGGCTATTGTTACGAGTCGTGTATCAAACTGCTTGGTCGCGTTTTGCATGATGGTGGTGATTACTGTGTCGGTGATTCGGATGGTAGCCATGTTGTGTATCTCCTCTTGTTAAGGGGTGGCACCATGCCACCCC